CAACAAGACCTTTACCCATAAGCGGACATTTTTGTCCGATTAGTATTATCTCTAAACAGAGGGAACACTATCTCTAAATAGCAATAACAACCTATTGATTACACTATGAAAATATGATTAGTCAACTTTGGAACAACTTTAATGCTGTATGTGTACTAACTGTACCGTGTGTATCTCTTAGCTTGAGTTTGGTGCTATTGTTATGCCTAGGGGTACTCTTTGTCGTATATGAATAGCTTTTGTGTATATAGTATCAAGAATACAGTGACTAGCAGGTCATATTATGGATCTTCGCATTGTGTTAATAATAGGTTTGTTCAGCATAAATGGCTGCTAGGCAAAGGCACACACCACTCAAAAAAGTTGCAAAATTCTTGGAATAAACACGGAGCTGACAACTTTATTTTTGCTGTTCTTGCGGTGTATGAGAATGAGGATATGATGCTTGAGGCTGAAAAAGCGATTATAGTAAAAGAATACGCCAATTCATACAACATCAGCACAGAAGTCAATAAGTCTCATATGCTTGGTAGGCATCACACAGAAGAAACAAAACAAAAACTGCGAGATATATTTACTGGTAGGGTTGTCTCTAAAGAAACTGTGGAAAAGATTAAGATAGCTAGAGCAAAACAAGTGATGCCGCGTGGTCGTATATGTACAGAAAAGACTAGGCAGAGTATAAGACGAGCTAGGGCGCAGCAAGTGATGACAAAAGGCAGGGTTACAACTGAGGACGCAAAGCATAAAATGCGCTTGGCGAAACTTGGCAGGAAGTTTCCAAGGGTTAAAATCAAGACTCCAGATGGTGTGATAATTGGATACGAAGCGGCTGCAAAGCAATTTAGCGTCTCAAAGCAAACAATAAAAAACTGGATTAAGTATGCTAAAACAGGCTGGTCTGTACAAAACATCAACATCAGGCATACGGTTAATTCAGCTATATGAAGGGCTGAGATTGCAGTCGTACAAGGACTGTGTGGGCCTTTTAACGATTGGCTACGGACATTTGATAGGCAATGGTACTGACTTAAAGCATGAGCTTAACCGAACTATAACAATAGAAGAGGCTGTTGATTTGTTGAGAGCAGACCTAAACAAGTTTGAGCGTGGGGTGTCCAGGTATATAAATGTTCCTATATCACAGAACCAAGTTGATGCGTTAGTTAGTTTCGCGTACAATTTAGGAAATGGAACTTTGCAACGGTCAACCCTCAGACAAAAACTCAACAGGCAAGACTACGAAGGTGCATCGAAGGAGATACTGAAGTATAATAAGGCAGGTGGCCAAGTGCTTAAAGGCTTGACCAGACGAAGGCAAGCCGAGTACGCTCTATTTACAAGTACCGCCTCTTTAGATACTCCAGACTAAGCGGCATCTCGTCGAACTCACCATCCTTAACCTGGTTCAGCATATAGCACCCTCTCCAGTGATTGTTGCCTTGGAGTCCAAGATAATCCTCTGAATGTTCGTAGCATGAACCTGACAATATAGCAGTCAAGCTCCTGCCATCTGCACGTTTACCGTAAGCAATCAGCCTACCCTGTTGGTGGAAGGCAAAGCAAGACTGATGGAGTTTTGAAAGCAAAGCCGCAGCCGAGCAAATAGGTCTACCCATCACACCAGAAGTGAAGTAGTGGCTATACGCTACTCCATCCACAACTATAACCTCCAAAAATGGGAACACCTTAAATCCATGAAGTTCATACCCCAAGTCAGAAATAGAAATAAGACCGTCTAGTTTACGATCAGACTCAATCGCTCGGCTAATTCTGTTCTCATGGTTGCCCAGAGTCAGATAAAGCTCCGGAATCCACATTTTAGCCTTATTTCGCCTCTGTCGGTGGATCTCAGAATGGATGGGCTTCATTAAGGCATCCATAGCCCTCTTAGCTGCGTTAACGTCAGATTGGTATGTCCTACCCTCAAAAGATTTTTTGCCGACGTCATAGCTCGATAGGGAGGGGAGGTCTGCGAAATCCCCACCAATAATTATGACATCTGGCTGTTTTTCTGCTGCGTATAGTCCGATGGCAGTTAAAAATGCAAAATTAATGTCACTTTTAGCTTGCACGTCTGGAATGACGAGGTGTCTGCGTGGTTTGGTCATTTATAACTCCAATGGGTCGAATCCGAACTCCAAGGCAACTGCTTGGCTACGCTTTAGAAAGTAAGCATCATGTACCAAATACTTGTACGGGTGCTTGCCACGACACATATGGATGATCTCATGTGCCAATGTTTTGATGATGGTGTCAAGGTGTCCATTCTTGGCTCTGGATATGGTTATAACATGAATATCCTCTATAAAGCAATAGGTTCCAAGAGAATCCACATCATTCGTTACCTCAAACCTTATCTCCTCTAGTGGTGGTAACTTCCACCGGTTGAAAGGTCTTAAACCCTTCAACATGGTGTACATATGCGCCAAGTTTTGGGGTGTTAGATTCATTTATGGCATCTCCGAGCGAAGTTCGTGTTCATGGTGGTCATAAACTGCTCTATGGTTTTAGCAATATCCGTAGAGACTGCGTTGGTCGGAACAAATGCGTTTTTGTCAAGTAAATACTTATCGCGCATTTTGAGATACTCTATTGACAATGCCCTTTGCTTTGCGTTGTAATCAGTCATATATAGTTCCTCCCATTCCAGATGATACGCCACGATTCTCGGATTTTCTTAGTGGTGGTGATATGTAGCCATACTTTTTAAATAGCAACTTGCCGGCATGAACCACTCTGGCTCCGGCTATGGTTGGCTGGTTGCTTGGTTCATCCTTGTTTATCAGATAGCAAGTGGCAAATCTTTTGGGGCCAGATCCAACTGTAACAACACGCATATGCTCGTATAATGCCATAATTGCGACATTGAGTTGTTGTATAGTCATGCCAGTATGTGCAATAATTGCTGTTTTAGTGGCTCCTGGGTGGTCTTTCAGATATTCTAGCATATTAACCCTATTTAATGCTGCAATCTCTAGTCTATTCAATCTCGCTCTCCTTGGTGAAAAAGGCTTGCACTTTTTGCTCTATGGTAGCTTGTTTGTAATACTCGTTGTCTATATCGCACTGCGCTATAGCTTGGTCTAACGAGTGCTCTTGATATGACAATATATTCTCCCCAATAAAGCGTTGCGAGAACTCCTTTGCTCCACCGGATACAACTGTATCAAGCGCATATTCTGGGAAGTCAGCAGGACACTCAACGCAGTAGGTAGTTATAAACTGCTGAATACATTCAACTAGAACCCAAGTAGTTTTGTTAGCCATGACCATCCTCCTGGTGATTTGACTTCGGTAAATTTGACATCTTGAAAATCAAAGATGTTGCCCATACCCCTTAATCGTTCCTCTGCTAAATACGCAGCTTTGTACTTAGGATGAATCCAACGTAACGCAGTACAGTCCTTATTGCTATAACTACACACCTCGAATACCTCCATTGTGTTTGGGTCATAGACAACTGTGTAGTCGCGCCCACCTTGCTCACCCCACTCTGATGTTAGACCAACAGCGTTAGAGCCGAAGCATTGCCATTGAAAGTGCCAGACATCGCTGATACGGTACTTAACACCCTCCATCCAATCTTTAATTGTTATCATTTAAAGCCTCCAGTTGTTTGTATATCCTAGACAGAACTTTCTCTCTTTTGTCCTCAACTTCATTCTGCTCGACATACTCACGTTCTTGACGAAGCCTGTAGTCTATCCATGCTTTATCTTGTTCTGTCATAGCATCTCCAGCCTTTGAGCATACCACGCAGCCTTGCCAGCATCATCTGAGTCCTTCTCACCTAGCCGACTAGCGTACTTGAGCAGATTGCCCCTTAGATAGCCCCTGTACTCCTCTGGTGACAGCTTGGCTTGGATGTAGTCGATAGTTTCGATTCCGCCCTTGGTGTAGTGAGGAGGGCTATTCACCATGTCTGGTCTGACTGCATCCCAATCTTGTGCTGTGGCATCGTTAATGGATTTGCTACCACAGTATTTATCAGTCCAGCCTGTCCAATCTTGGCTGCTCTTCTCATCCACCCAGTAGTTCTTCTTCTCTGGTGGTGTACAGTATTCCTGTGCCATCTTAATCTCTTGCCAAGTGTATCCGCACGTTTCGATCATGGTAGCCTCTATTTCTTCAGCAGTTAGTGGTGGTGTACGTTTCAGCAGTTCTTTGTACTTCAAAAATATCTCAACCATGATGCTTCTCCACTATGGTGTTCAGTAGATCAAACGCAGCCACCTTGTCCGAACTCATCTTGGTGTACTGCCCCTTGCTACACGCTATGCTCAACAGCACTAGCTCATGCTCTGTTGCCTTGCCCAGTGCGTCTAGTATTGAAAACGACTTGCCCTTAGTGCTATACTCGTATGTCATTTACTTCCCCTTTGTTTATATGCAATATCCCAAGCCTTACCCCCACACACCAGTTCAGCTCTCTCACGCCCAGGTATTATCCACCTTGGCTCTAACACTATCTTGTGGTAGCAGTCGCAGTAAGGCTGCACCAGATGCGGTGGTAACTGCTCAATGCCCTTGCTGGGGCAAGCAAACAAGTCGGTCATGGCGAGCATTAGGATAACTGCTATGATGATTAGTAAAAAGTCGAGGAAGTCTCTCATACATTCTCCTGCGCCACATCAAGCATCCTCTTTTGCACAGCCTCGATAGCCCTGTTGCATCCATTGCAAATGTCCACAATGTAGCCATACCCTCGCAGATACTCAATCCACGACTCCTGCTCTGGACTGACTACGCCACCATTAGACCGCTTCATCTCTATCCATAGGGCTAGAGCAGGTATGAATAAATCAGGCACACCTGCTGACACCCCCTCGTTCTTTAACCTTGCTGCCGTGCGTATGTCCCTAGATCCTCCGTTGGGTATGTGGAATATTCTAAAGCTGGGGTGCGTCTTACGCATCCATGTCACAAACATAATTTGCTCCATAGATTCGCTTGCTACCTTGCCTAAACTCTTTTTAATTATTAATGTCATGCCATGCCCTTTCAGTTACTTGATAAAATTTTCCATTCCTACGATACTTGATAATAGATGGGTGACTTGACATATTTAACACTTTGACCGCCTCATCTAAATCATTCTCTGACTCAATGCTGAATGTACTGGCTTTAGCATTGTTTGCTATTTGTGCCACCGTACCTCTCGCTTTGTCTCCGGCAAATCCATCATGAGTGACTGGAAAATACTCGGTTATAATTGGTGCGGTGAACGACCTACCATAGTACCGCACCTTAATCATTTTCTTACCTGACTGAGCAGATTTATGCGTATGCCACATCCAAGAAATAACAGCAAATGAATGAAGGCTGGCTGCACCCATAATATCGTCATCGTATAGAATTGCTTTTGGCTTTTCTCTTTTTTTGTACTCGTATCCGCAGACATGGCACTTCATTACACTCAAGTGTAGTATCTCCATGCAGACACTATCGTCTGGCATCTGACCTGGGCATATCTTCACCGGAGCATCGCCAACCTTTGTTCCCTTCTTTGCCGGTGGCTTTACCATTGTGATAGCACCATGCTTCATAACGCACCCAGCAAAATCCAAGATTAGGCAGTGATCGGTATGGGATTTCACTCGCAAGCCACGACCAGCCATCTGCACATACAACCCTGCCGACATGGTTGGTCTAGCCAAGACAATGCAATCTATGTCTGGATAGTCGAAGCCAGTCGTTAGTATGTTGGCGTTGGTTAGTATGCGTAGCTTGCCACTTGTGAACTGCTTTAAGATATTCTCTCTGTCAGTCATGGAGTGGCTTCCTGTTACGCACAATGCCTTCTCACCATACTCGGTAAATCTTGTTGCCAATGTCTCAGCGTGTTCTACTCCAGATGCAAATACCAGTATGCTCTTGCAATGCTTGGCTCTCGCTAGAGTTTCCGTCACGATGCCATCGTTAGCCTTAATTGCTGCATCGCTCAACTCGCTTGGTATAAACTCGCCACCCCTGATATGCACACCAGATGTATCAATGTGCTGTGCAGTATGCTTTGAGTGTAGCCTCGCCAAGAATCCATCATCAACCAGTTCGGTAATGCTGACTGGATTAATAATATCGCTGAACAGTGCATTATCGCCTTGGTGTATATAGCCATGACCGAGACGGTAAGGAGTGGCCGTAAAACCAACCACACGCAAGTTTGGGTTGTTAGCCATCAATGTTTTAATTAGCTTCCTATAGTTCCCCTCGTCTTTATGTGAAATCAAATGGCACTCATCTATAATGATTAAGTCAATTCCAAGTAGGTCATCGGCTCTCTTGCATATAGACTGTATGCCAGCGAATGTTATTTTATTGTCCAACACCTTCTGCCCGATAGCTGCTGAGTAGATTCCCACCGGTGCATCAGGCCACAACAACAGCAACTTGGCATGGTTCTGCTCGATCAACTCCTTGACGTGCGTTAGCATCAGGATAGATGTGTCAGGCCATGACTCCAAGGATTGCTTAACCAATGCTGCAATCAATACACTCTTGCCGGATCCAGTAGGCATCTCCACGCATGGATTGCCTATTGGATTACCCTCAAACCACTCATATATTGCTGATAGAGTATGGTTTTGGTATGGTCGCAGTTTCATCCAACCACCTCACCACCACATGACAGCCTGAAGTTCTGTGCCAGCTCATCGTCAACTATGGATTCGCAACCACCAGGATTAGTGAGCAACTCCTTAGATGTGAATACATTATAGCCACGCTCACCATTGCGTACCCATGTCTCGCCAATCTTCCATGACACTAGACCACCGTCCTCTACTTGCATCTGGTACGGAACTAAATCCATATGAAGTATGTGGGCATCGCAGCCAGTGAGTTGCGCCTCGAATGGGATGGTAGTATCCCAATGTTGGCAGTGCGCTGTACCATCATCGTTGAATGTGATGTTGGCGCAGGTACGGCAATGAGTTTCCTTTGCCGGTACACCCTTGTGGCAAGTGTCGCGTGATGAGCAGAACTTGCACTCAAACCAACTAGGGTCATTTGTCAATGGCTCTGGTATGCGATCAGATTTAATGATGCGGTGCGCCCTCTCCACAAGTGCCTCGTAAGTCTTTTTGCAGAACCTGACACGCTCTGTATAGATGTTGTCATTGTCTTTGCAGATAGCCACATACAATGCCCTCTCGATACCGAACTTGCCCATGTACACTTGCATCTGTGCGAAGTGCTGTATCTTGGATATTTCAACTCCATCCTTAGACACCGAGTTAAAACTCTTGAGGCTGTGAGTCTTAATCTCCAGAACGTGCTTGGCTTTCGGTGACTCCGGTACGCCAGATACAATGATGCCATCACACGAACCTGCAAAGAAGCCATCCTTGAAGCCAAACTGCCTCTTGGTGGATGGGTTAACGTCATCAACAATCAAGCCAGCATTGCGTAAGTCCTTCACCAATGGCAACTCCTCATCTTGACCGCGCCTGAACAGTCTAAGCATACGACCATCAAAGTCCTCACGATTAATCCAGCGAAAGCCGTACCAGATCTTGCGGTCACACGAATCACCAATGACGGATGCGCCCAGGTGAGGTCTTGGTGTGTCGTTTACTTTAGCCTTGATGCCAGCGTATATCTGCTCTACTAACTTGTTAGCGTATAAATCCATTTTCATTTTAATATTCCAAATTAGGTGGGCGGTCTAAGTGCCGCCCTGACTTATGCTATTTTGCCCACGGTGGGGACTTGGCACCAGTTGCTGTAGCACTAGGTGCTGGTGCGCTACCCATAGCAGATGGTACTGGCTTCCACGACTTGACACTGTTGGAAATCTTGCCGTTGTATTCGCTCTGTGTGACATACACTAAAACGCGACCTCCAACAAACTTTGTCACTTCTTCAGGTGAGTTAATGCTCGACACACCTGTTGACTCCATGAGCGTACGGAATTGCGTACGCCCGATGTTCTCAGCAGTAGAGCTTGCGTTCTTGGTGGTAATCATGCCGAATA